GTTCTTCCTGAAACTTTGGCAAGAGAAATGTCCCGATGCACTCACTGGCTGGAACACCAAGTTCTTTGACGTACCATATCTTGTGAATCGTATGCGTAAGATTCTCGGCGAAGACGAGGCTAAGAAGCTGTCTCCGTGGAACATCATCTCCGAACGTCAAGCATTTGTTATGAACCGTAAAATGACGGTGTATGAACTTGTTGGTGTTGGTGACCTTGACTATCTTGAACTGTATAAATGGTATTCACCAAACGGCAAGTCACAAGAATCTTATCGCCTTGATGCAATCGCACAATTCGAACTAGGTGAAGGTAAAATCTCATATGAAGAATATGAAAACCTGCACCAGCTTTATCGTTTGAACTACCAACTCTTTATTGAATACAACATCAAAGACGTTGATTTGATTCTGAAACTTGAAGATAAACTCAAGTTATTGGAACTTGCACTGACTCTGGCTTATGACACAAAAACCAACTATGACGATGTGTTTGCACAGACACGAATGTGGGATGCTCTGACATATAATCACTTGATGAATCAAAACATTGTGGTTCCTCCACGTGTTATCAAAGAAAAGAGTGAAGCGTTTGAAGGTGCTTTCGTAAAAGATCCACAAGTTGGTCTTCACAATTGGGTTGCATCGTTCGACTTGAACTCATTGTATCCACACTTGATGATGCAGTATAATATTTCACCCGAGACTCTGATTGAACCCGGAAATTACACACAAAAAATGCGTGATGTTCTTTCACAGGGTGTCACTGTTGATAAACTTCTGAAAAAAGAAGTTGATTTATCTACTCTCGAAAATGTAACAATCACTCCAAACGGTCAATTCTTCCGAACAGACATTCAAGGTTTCTTGCCAAAGATGATGGAAAACATGTATGAAGACCGCAAGAAGTTTAAGAAGATGATGATTCAAGCCAAGAAAGACTATGAGGCTGAAAAGGATGATTCAAAAAAATATGAAATTGAAAAGCGTATCGCCAGATACAACAACCTACAACTCGCTAAGAAAGTCTCTCTCAATTCTGCTTATGGCGCTTTGGGTTCTCAGTATTTTAGATTTTATGACCTACGGATGGCTTTGGGTGTCACTACTGCTGGTCAGTTTTCTATTCGTTGGATTGAGTCTAAAATTAACGGGTACATGAACTCTTTGTTGAAGACCAATAAAGATTATGTGATTGCGTCTGATACAGATTCGATTTATCTCCGTCTCGGTGAATTGGTTGACAAGTTTATTAAAGACACTTCTGATAAGAATAAAGTCATTTCTTTTATGGATAAAATCTGTGAAGAAAAGATTCAACCATTCATCGACAAATCATATGGTGAATTGGCAGAATATGTTCATGCCTATGGCCAAAAAATGCAAATGAAACGTGAAGCATTGGCTGACAAAGGTATCTGGACTGCCAAGAAACGTTATATCATGCACGTGTATAACAATGAAGGTGTTCAATATACCGAACCTGACATGAAGGTCATGGGTCTGGAAATGATTAAGTCTTCCACGCCTGCGCCTGTGCGTGAGAAGATGAAAGAAGCACTTCAGATTATGATGAAGGGTACGGAATCTGACATGCACAAATTCATTGATACATTCCGAACCGAATTCAAGAAGTTAAATGTGGAAGATATTTCATTTCCACGTGGCATCAATGGTCTGAAAGAATATGGAAACAAGACTACCATATATTCGAAAGGTACACCAATCCACGTAAGAGGTGCTCTGCTATATAATAAGTACCTTGAAGAAAAAGGTCTATCAAAGAAGTATCCGTTGATTCAAGAAGGTGAAAAGATTAAATTTACTTATCTAAAAACACCAAACATATTCAAAGAAAATGTAGTATCATTTCCAGGAAGATTACCTCCTGAATTTGGTCTTCAAGATTGCATCGATTACAACATGCAATTCGACAAAACATTTCTAGAGCCAATTAAAGTCATTCTTGATTGTATGGACTGGACAACGGAACGAACAAACTCACTATTCGATTAAAGGAAAAATTATGAGCATTTTGGAAAAAATTAAAAAGAACAGTTCTATTAAAGATTCAGCCATTTTGGCAAAATCCAAATTCTTTTTGGATAAGGATATGATTTCAACCTCTGTACCAATTATCAACGTTGCGTTGTCTGGTAAATTGGATGGTGGCTTAACACCAGGTCTTACAATGTGGGCAGGTCCATCAAAACATTTTAAGACAGCATTCTCACTTTTGATGGCCAAATCTTACTTGGACAAATACCCTGATGCCGCACTTCTTTTTTACGATTCTGAATTTGGTACTCCGCAGAGTTATTTTGATAGCTTTGGTATCGACACTAATCGTGTTCTTCATACACCACTCACTGACATTGAACAATTAAAGTTTGATATCATGCAACAATTAACCAATCTTGAGAGAACGGACAAACTCATTATCATCATCGACTCGATTGGTAATCTTGCATCAAAGAAAGAAGTTGATGATGCACTTGAAGGTAAATCTGTTGCTGATATGTCACGTGCAAAACAAGTAAAGTCTTTGTTCCGTATGGTAACTCCACACTTGTCACTCAAAGATATTCCGATGGTTGTTGTGAATCACACATACAAAGAAATTGGTTTGTATCCAAAAGACATTGTTGGTGGTGGCACAGGTTCTTACTATTCTGCCGATAACATTTTTATTATTGGTCGTCAGCAAGAAAAAGAAGGCACTGAGGTTGTCGGTTACAATTTTATTATTAACGTAGAAAAGAGTAGATATGTCAAAGAAAAATCTAAAATCCCTGTTTCTGTATCTTTTGATGGTGGTATTAGCCGTTGGTCAGGCTTACTTGATATTGCGTTGGAATCCGGACATGTCATCAAACCCTCAAACGGGTGGTATAGCAAAGTGGATGTGGCCACCGGCGAAGTAGAAGAAAAGAAGTATCGTATCAAAGATACGGACACGAAAGACTTCTGGATGTCAATTTTGAAAGATGCAACATTTAAGAAATTCATCGAAGACAAATACCGTGTTGCGGCTGGAGAAATCATTCAAAAAGAAATTGAGGTGGAAGATGAGCCAGTATAAAGAAGGTGTTGATTTTAACTATGTGATTCCTGAATCGGAAGAAACTACAGTTGGTGTCAAACTACTCTCTGGAAAATACATTGATACCGTTTATCAATATGGTAAAGTGAAGTTTGAGGAGGAGAAAGATGGTGCCATCTATCTCCAATTCGTGTATAATGTATTAGAGTCTCCGATACAAAAGGAAGAACTCGAAAAGAACATGGATTTCAAGAATCACATTGGTGATATTCTGGTTAGTATCATGTCACAGAATATAGATAAAGGAATTATTGATGAAGTTGGAACAGACTATTCTGAGGAATCTGATACAAAATGAAGACTATTTGCGGAAGGCTTTGCCCTTTCTCAAAGATGAATATTTCACAGATAGAAGTGAAAAGGTAATTTATGATGAAATCTTATCATTTACAAATGCTTACAATAGTACACCATCAGTTGAAGCGATTACATTGGCCATCAAAGAGAGGCGTAATCTCACAAATGAAGAAGTGGAGAAGTGCGAAACTTATCTACAAGAAATTGAACAATCTTCAAAGACGGAACAAAAAACTGATAACAATTGGCTCATCGACAAAACTGAAAAGTTCTGCCAGGAAAAAGCCATTTATAATGCAGTCTTAAATTCTATTTCCATCCTTGATGGTAAAGATAAGACCAATGACAAGGGTGCGATTCCTAAAATTCTATCCGATGCACTTGCAGTAAGTTTTGATAACTCTGTTGGTCACGATTACTTGGAGGACTCTGATGGGCGATATGAATTCTATCACCGAACAGAAGAACGAATTCCGTTCGACCTTGACTACTTCAACAAAATCACGAAGGGTGGTTTGCCTAAGAAAACCCTTAATATTGCCTTGGCTGGCACCGGTGTCGGTAAATCTCTTTTTATGTGTCATGTCGCCGCTGGTGCTATGTCACAAGGTAAGAACGTATTGTATATCACAATGGAAATGGCAGAAGAAAAGATTGCAGAACGTATTGATGCAAACTTACTGAACGTTTCTATTGATGATTTGATTCAACTTCCTAAAGACCTGTACGATAAAAAGGTTAAGCGTGTCAAAGAGATGACCACAGGTAAATTAATTATTAAAGAATATCCAACAGCATCTGCATCTGCTGTACATTTTAGAACCTTGTTAAATGAACTTAACCTTAAAAAATCTTTTGTACCTGATATTATCTTCATTGATTATCTTAATATTTGTTGTTCATCAAGGATTAAGGCAGGTGCAAACATCAACTCATACACTTATGTTAAATCCATTGCAGAGGAATTGCGAGGACTTGCCGTTGAATTCGGAGTCCCAGTTGTATCTGCTACACAAACAACACGGTCCGGTTTTACTTCATCCGACCCCGGACTCGAAGATACAAGTGAAAGTTTCGGTTTGCCAGCAACCGCTGACTTGATGTTTGCTCTCATTTCTTCCGAAGAACTTGAAGCACTCGGTCAGATTATGGTGAAACAGTTGAAGAATAGATATTCTGATCCATCAAAATTCAAAAGATTCGTACTCGGTGTTGACAGGTCTAAGATGAAGCTGTATGATGTGGAACAAGATGCACAATCTGGTCTAGCTGATGCTGGACACAATCCAACACAAAGACCGCCACAACAAAATGGTAACTTCAAGAAGAAAGATTTCGGAGGATTTAAAGTATAGCCTAAATATTTTCATTTAGGAATGAACATGGCCACTTCTGACAATAAAGGTTTTCTTTATGAAGGTACAATAAACAAAAATCTCAAAAAATATAAACTTCAAAAAAGTAGTTTTGTTCCCGCTGGTTCCGATGCAAATGCTCCAGATGCAATGTTAACCTACCATAATAAAGATAACAAAGTTGAAGTTAAACTGGATTTAAATGTGGACTTTGGTCAAGGTTCTTTAGATTACAATGTTGAAAAAAAAGAATGGTTATTAGGTGGTGCAAAAACATCATCAGCACAACAAATGAGAGAATTTTTAACTGCAATCGGTGTAGTTGATATTGTAAACAAAGAATGGGGACCAAAAGGACCTCCGAGAAAATTTACTGTACCAACTAACCAATATAAAAAAGAAGATGTGGATCATGATTACAAAAATTTTAAAGATGTTTTTGTAAATATACCTAGAACAGCAGTTGCAAATTATTATAATTCTAAGAAAACTTACTACATTCAAATCGGTGGATTCGGTCTTTATCATATGGGTAAAGATGTAGCAAAGTTGGGTACTGATGAATTTAAATTACAATTGAAATTAAGAATTCGTATTAAAAGAGGTGGAAGCATTCCAATTTACAACTATAGATTTACTACAGCCATTCAAGCCGTCAAAGGCTCATTAAAGAAAACTATATTAGATTTGGATGATATTAGTTTTCTTTCAGCACTATCGGCTAGGAGTAAAAAATAATGGCATTAGATAAAAACACA